CCCTTTTGCACACGGCCGAAAAAACAGCCATGATTTGAGGTAGTTACGGCTTTGCAATAGTGAAAACTGGCGATTTCTCAGTGTAACCGAAAGCCTCACTGACACGGATGGCGCGGAGGATTGATGGCGAGGAAAACGAAAGCGCGGACCTCCAGTGGAGCCGGCGCGCTGAACTCGGGCGTTTACTTCATCCGCGCTGGCGATGGCGGGCCGGTCAAGATCGGGTTCAGCGAGGACATCGCGCGGCGACTCGTGGAATTCCAGACGGCCTCGCCGTACCCGCTCACGCTGCTGCGCGTGATTGAGGGCAACACGGAGACGGAAGCGCGGATGCAAAAGCAGTTCAAGTGCGCGTCGTTGCACGGAGAGTGGTTCAACCCGACGCCGGAAGTTCTGGAGGCGGCGGGCGTAGAGCCCAGCGCGCAGGCGGATGCGGAGGACGTGGCGGGGTGGCTGTACGAGGCGGGGATGTCGCAATGCGACCTGGCGCGGATCGCGGACGTGGACCAGAGCACAATCTCGAAATGGCTGAGCGGTGCAACCAAGGGGGTGAGGCCGGAAACCCGGCACGCGATTGAAGCAGTGATGCGCGCAGTGGCGCACATGGGCGGGGCGAAGCGCGGCAAGCGGCCGGCGGCGCCGAGCGCGGGGAGCGTGGTCACCGTTGTGCCGAGCGACGCGGACGCCAAGACACTCGCCATGCCGCACAGGCAGCAGGCAATCGAGGTGCTCGCGGAATTGATGGGCAGCGGGGGCGATTCAGTGCGAGCCGACTGCGCGAAGACGCTGCTCGCAATCACGGACGGCAAACCGCGCACTGCCGACCCGAAGAAGAAAGAGGCGGAACCGGCCGGCGACGATAAGGAGTTGCTGGCCGTGCTTGCGAAGCTGGCCGGCCCAGACGCGCCCGCCGCCTCAATCACGCCCGCACCACAGATGGACCCCACGGAGTCCAGTGCCCAGCCCGCTTGAGATTGCCGCGAAGGCGTGCGGAGTGCGTGGCGTGCATGACGCACTGACGCCGGCGCAGCGGATGCGATTGCGCTATTGCTGGGAGGCGAGGGCGAGGCCGCTGGAGGAGCGCGAGGCGCCTGCGTGGTTGGCTACAAAACCAGCGTGGGGCGTGTGGCGCGGCCAGATGGTCCCCATGGGGGCCTGGCTTTTCTGGCTTTACATGGCCGGGCGCGCAAGTGGGAAGACGCTCACCGGCGCCAATTGGGTTTGCCAGTACGCCCGAGAGCACCCCGGTTGCAGAATGGCAATCGTTGGGGCAACCGCAGGCGACGCGCGGCGCACGATGGTCAAGGGCAAGAGCGGAATTCTGAAGGTGTCGCCGCCTTGGTTTTTTCCACACTGGTACTTTTCAGATCAGATGCTGATTTGGCCCAACGGGTCAATGGCAACGCTCTACACCGCAGACGAGCCGGGGCGATTGAATGGACCAGAGCACGATGCGGCTTGGGCGGATGAAATTGGACTTTGGAAAGGCTCGGACGCGTGGGATCAACTCATGTTCACCATGCGCGGCGGCGACCATCCGCAGGTGCTGGCTACCACGACGCCGAAGGATTCGAGATTGCTTGACGCATTGCTTGCGGATTCTGACAACCTCGCGCTGACGATTGGCGCGACGAGCGAGAACGCGAAGAATCTGCCGCCGGCATTCCTCAACAAATTGACCGCGCGCTACGGCGGAACGCACCTCGGGCGCCAGGAACTCGGCGGAGAGCTGATCGCCAATGTCGAGGGCGCGCTATGGACTGCCGCGCAGATCCAATCGCTGCGAGTGGACAAGGCTCCGCCGCTTGTGCGCGTGGTCGTAGCGGTGGACCCGGCGAGCATGACGCAACTTGCGCTGGCCACCGGGCGAATTGCGCGCCGCTCGGACCTGTGCGGAATCAGCGTGTGCGGGGTGGGCGAGGACGGGCATGGATACGTGCTCGCGGACCTTTCAATTCGCGCCAGCCCCGACAAATGGGCGCGCGTCGCCGCGAAAGCGTACAAGGATTTCAAGGCCGACCGAATCATCTACGAGACGAACCACGGCGGGAAAGCGGTTGAAGACGTGATGCGCTCGGTTGACTCTGGCCTCCCGTTGTCGGGAGTGGATGCGCGGCGTGGAAAGTTCGCGCGAGCCGAGCCGGTGGCCGCTCTATACGAACAGGGCCGCGTGCATCATGTCTCGCGCGACGAACACGGCGAGCACCCCGACGACTTCGGGCACCTTGCGAAACTTGAGGACCAGATGTGCAGATGGACCCCGCGAAGTAGCGACTCCCCGGACCGGCTCGACGCCGAGGTGTACGCGATTACCGCGCTGATGCTGGACGACAACGCGGGATGCTGGCTGCTGTAGGTCTGCGCTAGGAGCAACCCAACTCGGTCGCGGAACATGGCGGCCATGGGGATTCGGGCTGCGTGGAGCGCGCTGTTTGGCGGCGGCGAGAAATCGCGCGCGGCTGACTCGCAATTGCAGACGGCGCTAGCGCAGCTTGTGATGCGCGGCGAACTGCCCCGGCGCGGGACCGTCGAGATTCTGGCGGCGTTCACGCAGATGCCTTGGCTGCGGAGCGTGGTTGGCCGCATTGCCGAGGAGGTGTCCACGGCGGCGGTCTGGGAACTGTACGACCAGCCCGAGGGGCATCCTCACCGGCAGCAAATCAGCGAGCACCCGTTGCTCGACTTGCTGCGCGACCCGATGCCGACGATCCCGCCGACGGCGACGCGGCCGGAACTGCCAGGCATCCCGGCGCATGTGGTCTGGAATGCGGCTTGTCAGCCCATCGAGTTGATCGGCGACGGGTTCCAATTCATTGACCGCAACCTCGCTGGCTACCCCGCGCGCATCTGCCCGATCCCGCCGCACTGGATTAGGTGGACACCGTTTGACGGATCGCCGTTTTTCGAGATGCAGCACAACGCATTCTCGCGGCGGATGCCGAATCGCGACGTGCTGTGGTTCCGCACGCCTGACCCTTTGAACCCATACGGTCGGGGGGCAGGAATTGCCAGCAGTCTTGCTGACGAACTGGATACCGACGAATACGCGGCCAAGGCGGTCAAGGCTTTCTTCTACAACGGCACCGTCCCCGACTTCCTGATCAGCGCGATGGGCGCCGACGAAGCGACGCTCGACCGGATGCGCGCCAAGTGGAAGGACGCATACAGCGGGCCCAAGCGTTCGCACTCGGCGCACTTCAGCGGCAAGGACATCAAGGTCACGCGGCTGGACACCACGTTCAAGGACATGGATTTGGTGGCGCTGCGCCGCTGGCAGCGTGACGTGGTTTGTCAGACTTTCGGTGTGCCTCCCGAGGTGTTCGGCATTCTGGAGAGCAGTAATCGCGCGACCATCGACGCGGCCTATTACCTGTTCTCCAAGAGCGTGCTGCTTCCGCGCTTGCTTCTGCTGCGCGACGAATTGCAGCAAAAGCTGGTGCCGCAGTTTGGCGAGCGCGTTTATCTCGGCGTCAAGTCGCCAGTTCCAGACGACCGAGATTTGACTTTGCGTGCAATTGCCACGGCCCCCCGTGCCTTCACCGTTGGTGACGTTCGCAAGGTTGTTGGGCTGCTGCCGTGCGCGCGGGATAGCGAAATCCTCGGCACCGCGCCGATCAATGCGGGCCCGACGAATCTCCCGGCTGGGAAATCAGCGCCGGCCGCTGCGCTTGCCGCGCTGCTTGAGGACTTCGACGCGCGGTTGCGCTGTGTTTCGGATGCTGACCCGCTGGCGAGATTAGAGGCCGCGAAGAGGCTGGAGCAGAAGTGATTTTGAGGAACCCAACTCGGTCGCGGAAAGTGAACCTTGCCATGAAGAACCGCGCCGACGACTTCGTTACCCCCGCCGAATTCCGCGCTGCCCCCGTCGCGGGCAAGCCGGTTCGCACGGAGATGCCGGTCGAGATTCGCGAAGCCAAAGATGGGCTCGTGACCTTCGTCATGAGCACCGGCAACAGGGACCGATACGAGAGCACCATCGCGCCGGCCGGGTGGAAGACCGAGAACTTCGTCCGCAATGCTTGCGTTCTGTGGATGCACGACCGGCGAAGCCTGCCAATCGGGCGAGCGCACAATGTCCGAGTCGAGGGCAACGCGCTCAAGTGCGAGGTCGAATTCACCAAGCCCGAACTCAACGCCTTTGGGGCGCAGGTCGGCGCTCTGGTGCGAGAGAAGTTTCTGAATACGTGCAGCGTTGGCTTCGCCCCCGAGCGTTGGGATGTCAACGACGATGGCGGGATCGATTACAAGGAGCAGGAACTGCTCGAACTGAGCATTGTTACCCTGCCCGGAAACGCGGACTGTGAAGCGCAGCGCGCGCTTGATGCTGCGGCTGAACTCGCCCCGGCGCCCGTGCCTGCCACCGAGCAGCATGCAGACGCTCAGGTTGACCGGATGGGCGCGCTTGAATTGACCGTCAAGGCGCACTCTGACGCGCTCGCGAAGATGGCCCCGAAGGAAGACCCGGAGCGCGAGGTCGAGAAGACTGCCCCCGTTCCGGTGACTCCCGCCCCCGTTGTCGCGCCGCCCGCCCAGGTCCTGGCCCCCGCGCCGACCGTAGATGCGGTGCGCCTCACCAACGAAATCGCCGCCGCCATGAAGGCGAACGGCAATGACCTGGCCGAATTGCTCGGCCACTGACGCCCTGACAACCGTCAGCGGCCAACGAAGGGAGCACGCAATGCGTTTCGCCATGAAGATGCTTCGTGATCAGGACGCCGGCAAGGGCGAGGGCGCTGTTGTTGCTCCCGCTGTCGACATGAGCGCCACCATCGCCAAGGCCGTGTCGGACGGCATCGCGCAGGGCATTCGCGCGCTCAAGGCCGACCGCGTGCCTGCTGGCGACCCCGCGCCGCTGAACCCCGAGCCCGAGGCCAAGCGCGAGGTTGGCGTCCCCGCGATGCTCAAGCAGTGGGCCAAGGACAGCGACCGCCACCAGGGCAAGGGCCTGGGCGCCGCGCGCTGCATCCTCTCCGTCGCACACGCCTTCCGCAATCCGGGCATGAGCACTGAGCGCGCGGCCAAGGCGCTCGGTTTCGTCGAGGAGTCCCGCGCTCTGGCCGAGTCCGTCGCTTCCGGTGGCGGCACCCTGGTCCCCGTGCAGTACGTTTCGGAGATCATCGGCCTGCTTCGCGCCGAGGCCGTCTTCCGCAAGGCCGGCGCCCGCATCGTGCCGATGCCGAACGGGACCATGGAAATGCCGGAGCAGACCGGCGGCGCGACCGCCAGCTACGACGGCGAGAACCTGGCGACCACCCCGAGCGAGCCGACCACCGGCGCGAAGAAGCTCAGCGCCAAGACGCTGACCGGCCTCGTTCCCGTGTCCGACCAGCTCCTGGCCGACGCGCCGATGAGCGCGGAGCAGTTCGTCCGTGACGACCTCGTGCGCGTCATGGCGCTCCGCGAGGATCTGGCGTTCCTGCGCGGCGTCGGCAGCGCCCAGACCCCCATGGGATGCTTCCGCCAGGGCACCGGGACCGCGATGACCGCCACCCCGGACCTCGACACCGTGGTCAGCGACCTCGACGGCGCCGAGTACCGGATGGACGACGCCAACGTGCAGGGCGCTGGCGGCGACCGCGTGTGGTTCGCGCACCCCCGCATCAAGAAGTACCTGAAGGGCCTGAAGACCGCGACCGGCGACTACCGTTTCCGAGAGGAACTGGAGAAGGGCGAGCTGAACGGCCACCCGATCTTCTTCTCCACGCAGATCCCGCGCGTCATGCTGAGCGGCGCCGACACCGGCGGCACGGAGACGGAGATCGGGCTCGTCTACATGCCCGACGTGCTGATCGGTGACTGCCTCTCGCTGGAGATCGAGGCGTTCCGTGGCGGCACCTACGAGAGCGGCGCCAGCGTCTACAGCGGGATCAGCCGCCGGCAGACCATCGTGCGCGCCGTTGCGCGTCACGACATCCTGCTCAAGCACGCCGCGTCCTGCCAGGTCATCACTGGCGTGACCTGGGGCGCCTAGTAGCAGATGGCCTTGAGCCGGGCGCACGCACTGGCCCGGCTCACTCGGATTCCAACCTCTAACCAAACCATTCGCAGCACAGAAGGAGAACGCAATGTCCCATGAGTCTGTCAACGACAGCGGCGCCCGGCAGATCGCGAAGTTCTGCGACTACATCGCTGCGACCGCCGCCAGCACCGGCGACGACACCAAGGCCACTTCGGAGGAGGTTGACCGCCTCGTCTCTGGCGCCGGCCTCGCGCAGTCCTGCAAGCTGCTCGTCCCGTTCACCACCACCCTCGACAACGCCGAGACGCTTTCGCTCACCGTCAACATCATCCACGCCGATGCCACTGGCGCGGAGGCGGGCGCCGTCGTCATCGCGGCCAAGGCCGTCGTGAAGACCGCGACCAGCGCCACCACGTTCAACGGTGTCGCGGAGTACGACGTGAACCTCGCGCCGTATGGCCGGTTCATCAAGTTCGAGATCACCCCGGACCTCTCGCGCGGCGGCACCGATACCGCCGTGCTGATGCCCTGCGTGGTCCTCGGCGGCTTCGTCGCCACTCCGGTCAGCGCGTCCATCGCGGATTGATCCGGTACTAGACCCGGACACTCCGGGTGAAGGTGTGCGGGCGCGATGGTCGCGTTTTCGGGGTCCGATTCCCCGGCCCGCCATGGACTGACAGCGGCCTCCCGCCGCAGGAGAATGCACATGAAGCGCGGTCTGAAGATTGCCCTGGTGGTCCTTGGCGTGCTTGTCGCTGCCGCCGCCGTTGCCGAGCCGCTTTCCTCGTCTGGTGTCCTGCCCAAGCACCTCGGGCGCGGCGCTTGGATCTTCCGGGCCATTTCGACCACGACCAATGCGAAGATTGCCGACTTCAAGACGGCCGGCGGCGTGAGCAAGGCGAGCATCGACATCGAGGGTGACGCGATTGTCCATGACCTCTCCATCACGGGCTCGCTGACTCCCCCGCTCGACTACGTGAACTTCGCCACCGGGCTGACTGTGGCCACTGATGCCGCCGAGTTCGCGACCGCTGGTGACCTGCGTATCGGCACCTCGGGGGCGAGCAACTTCACGGTTGCGGCGGCGACTGGCAATACCGTCGTCGCCGGTACCAGCACGCTGACCGGCGACGTGGCTATCGGCTCCAACAAGTTCAACGTGGTCGCCACGAATGGCAACACGCAGATCGACGGGACGCTCGACGTGGATGGCGCTGCGGTCATCGATGGCGCGGGGACCGTCACCGGCAACCTCAAGTGCGGCGATTCCAAGTTCGACGTGACCGCCGCCTCGGGCAACACTCAGATCGACGGCACCCTTGACGTGGACGGTGCTGGCGACATCGACGGCGCACTCAACGTGGACGGCGCAATCACTGGCCCCTCTCTTGTTCTGAGCGCCTCTTCCGGGACCACCGCGCTGACCGCCATTCAGTCTGGCGCACTCGTCGCGAATACCGGCACCAGCGGGACCACCACGTTTACGCTGCCGACCGCCGCCGCCGGGCTGCGATTCTGTTTCGTTGAGGCTGGCGACGCGGCGGGCGAGCTGCTCATCAACCCGTTCGGCGCCGCGTCTGACGTGATTGTCGGCAAGACGCACGCGGCGAACGATGGCGTCGGAATCGCCACCGCCGCCAACGCCGGAATCAAGAACACTGCCGGCACCAACGTGAAGGGCGATTTCGTCTGCCTGTCCGCCATCGACGCCACCACTTGGGTGATGACCTCCGAGGGCGGCGTCTGGGCGGCGCAGTAACCAAAGCACACACGCACGCGGGCCGGTTGCACAACGCCGGCTCGCTGCGCGCCACCTTCACAGAGGGTCAGCCAATGCCCAGCAACATGCCGACGCTGCCTGTGATTGTCCTGCGCCGTTGGGCGGGCGGGAACATGGAGCCGGGCGACAAGGCGCGGCTTCCGAGTTCGCAGGCGCTGAAGCTGGCTGCCGTGGGCGCGGTCAAGGTGCTGTCGCCGGTGCAGCGCCCCGCGAGCGTCGAGGCTGTGCCCGCGCAGATGGACGTGAGGACGCCGGAAGACAAGATGGCCGAGCAGGCGGAACCGATGGCGCTTGTCGAGCGAGCGCAGGAGTCGGTCGCGCCAATCGCAGCGGAGCCCCAGCACTCGCGCCGCCGTCGAAAGTAGGAACCCGGTGACCGGAGCAATATCAAGGTTTCTTGTGTATGCTCTTGCAGACCCGAGAAGCGGAGATATTCGATACATAGGAAGGTCGTCTAGTGGATTGATTCGACCAAGAGCGCACACTGGAAAGACTGCGCTGTTAGAAGGAAACTACAAGGCTAGATGGATTCGCAAGATTCTATCAATTGGATTGCGACCATCCATCGTTGTTTTGAACGAATACGACACACAAGATCAACTTCCTGACGCGGAACAGGCATGGATTGCGTTTGGCAGGGGTTGCGGATGGCGCCTAACAAACGCAACTGACGGAGGGGAGGGAAGCGTAGGGCTGGTGACGAGCGATGATGCGAAGCGGAAGTTGTCCGAGGCCCGAAAGGGCAAGCCGCTATCCGCTGAGCATAGGGCAGCTATTGGAAGAAGTATGATAGGTCGCAGGCTGGGGCCAGAATCAAGAGAGAAAATTAGGCTATCCAAGGTCGGAAAACGCAGACCTCCGCACGTCATAGAGGCATTGAGAATTGCAAACACCGGACGCCATCTATCTATGGATCGCCGGTTGTCAATGGGTAGGACCAGGGCCTTTTGTGACAACGACGGACAGATCCATACGATTCTGAGCACTGCCGCAGAAAAATACTCTCTGACGAAACAGGCGGTCTTGTATTGCCTGAGGAACCCGGCGATTAGAAAACGAAGGTCTGATTTTAGATATGTGGAGGCTGCGCCGTGACTATCTTGTGCTCCAGCGCATTGACCACATACTCTGCGTGCAAATCCAGAATCAACGCCATTGGCACGCAGATCGTTGACGCCGACCATCAAGCGGAAGTCGAGCGGCTGATCAACGTGGTGAGCGGCGGCATCGAGCGGTACTGCGAGCGTCCATTCCGCAAGGAAGCGCGCACCGAGCGCCACGCGCCGCCATCTGGATACGTGCTGTGCCTGGACGCATTCCCGGTTTCCGCCACGCCTGCGCCGACCGCGACAATTGACGGCGTTGCGGCCACCGTTGCAATCGAGGACTCCGAGCGCGGGATGCTCCGCTGCGATGAGGGGTGGGGCGCGGGCGACTACGAGGATTCAATGTCGGGGTCCGTGTCGCTGGACACCCGTCCCGACACAGCCGAACGCTGCGCGCTGGTGACCTACACTGGCGGCTACGTGCTTCCGGGTGACGCGAGCGCGGCTGTTGTAGAGGGCGCGGTGGCGAGTGCGGCCACTGGCCGATTCACGCTGACCGCACCAGCGCATCCGGTAGACAGCGGCGCGCTAGTCGTGTCCGTGGTTACCAGCGCGACGAACATCGCGGTCAGCGCGACTTGGGACGGCGAGAGCATTCTGAGCGATACGTTTGCCGCGAGCGCGGCGCCCAAGACGTACGCGCTTGGCGTGGCCGATGTGCCGAACGGAGTCAGCGCGTGCGCGGACCTCGTTGGATTCTCGCTGCTCGTTGAAAGCGCGGCGGCAACGGCAACGGAGGTCACGTACACGATCAGCGATGCGGCGGACGCTGCCGCTGCGGTAGTGCGCGATCTGCCGTGGGAAATCGAGGAGGCGGCAATCGTGTCCGTGGCGATGCTCTGGAAACAGCGCCTTGGCGGATACTCGGCCGACGTGCTGCCAGACCGCAACAGCGCGATTGATCGCGGCATGGCCGGCATTCTGCCCGATGTCGTGCTGCCGATGCTGGCGCCGTACCGGCGATGGGACTGAGGCGCGGCCATGGCTGGCGACCTCAAGATCACACAGAGCGGAGAAGGCGGGGTCGCGCAGGCGATTGCGGCGCAACTCGGGATGGTTGAGCAGCGCGCTTTGATTGCGCTCGCCATCGAGGCGAACGTCATCATGCTGGACGCGCAGCGACGTGCGCCAATGGATACCGGCGAACTGCGCACATCGGCCAAGGTCGAGCAGGTCCAGGCGGGGCGAAATGTTGGGATGTTCCGCGTGGTGTTCGGCGCTCCCTATGCCAAGTACGTCCACTATCGGAAGTATTCGCGCACCGCGAGCATGAAATACCGCCCCGAGGGCAAGAGGCGGTGGAAGAAGATCCGGGGGAATGTTACCGGAGAAATCCGCCACGCGACCGGCGAGCGCCTTTTCTTGCAGCACGCAATGGAATACGCGCGCCACGGCATGGTTTCGCGCGTCGCGGAAGGCGCGAAGGTGGGGTAGCCAATGACTGCCGCATACGCAGACGACGCAGTGGTGACCCTGCTGGACGCGATTGCGTCGCCCGTTGCGCTCGCGCTGAATGTCAATCTCTTCAAGGGCCCGCTCCGCGACCCGGAAGACGGCGTGCCGGCCAAGTGCGTTTTCGTTGTGCAGGTGAACCAGCGCAGGAATGCCGTTTTCGTGTACGAGCAACTGATGGTCGAGGTGCGCGCAGACCGCAGCGACTTCGATGGTGGACTTGCGCTGGCCCGCGCCTGCGAGGTTGCGTTGCACTGTCCGACCATTCCAACCGGGTGGACCGATATCCAGGTGCCCAACGGCCCGTTTTACGCGCGCACCGACCCTGTGGGGCGCCACGTCTGGCGACTTGACGTGTCCATGTGCAAGGCGCAGCGCACCTAGGACGCGCACCTAGACAGTTCCGCGACAGAGGGCGTGGGCTTGGAGTCGTGCAATACGACTCCGCTTGGCCGAACTCAACTCGGCCGTTGAAAGTGGAGTCCTCGGACACGCGCGGCGCTTGCCGCTGGAGACTCCACAATGACCGTTCCCGCCGCTGCACGCATTGGCATTGTCAAGGTTAGCGCGACGCTCGCCGGTTCCTACACCACCGTTGCGGATGCGACGCCCGACGCCACCGGCTGGGATCTCCCCGTGCCCATGGAGATCACTCGGCAAGGCGATACCGCGTCTCGGCAGACCAGCTCGGGCTTCTACAAGCCGCAGATGGTGCTCACGGGGCCCTACGACCCGGCCGAGGCGGGCATGGCCATCCTGATCACCAATCGGAGCACTGGCGCAATGGGCGTGCAGTACCTGCGCGATGGCAGCACGGGCACCAAATGCACCATGATCGCGACGGAGTGGAAGGTTAGCCACGCCCCCGGCAGCGACGCGGCCAAGTTCTCCGTGACGCTCGTCTGCTGCGACGGCGCCGCCCCGGTTGCCATCTAGTCGCCGCCACCGCTCGGCGCTAGGAGGCGCACGTCATGACCGCTCCACTCGCTGGACGACTCTGCACCATCTACGCGGGCGGGACGCCCACTGTGATGACGACCGAGCCTGCCGCTTGGACAACGAATTACACCGTGGCGCGAATCACGGAAGCGGCCAAGCGGGCGATTGACCCGGCTACCACTGTCGCGGTGTTTGTCGACGCCTTCGAAATCTCGTCTGGCGACTATTCGGTCAACTTCGCCGAAGGGACAATCACGTTTACAGACGACCAGGGTAATTTGGCCGTTACCGTGACCAGCAAATACGTCCCGCTCCTCGCGGTGTCGCAGGCCAAGAGCGTCGACATCCAACTCCCGGCGCCCGTGCTGGCCGACGTGACGCTGCTCGGCGACACCGCGCCGCGACAGTTGGCCGTCGCGCAGAAGTGCTCGCTGAGCCTGGCGCACTTCCACCAGATGAGCGACGACCTGGATACCGGCGAGGGGACGCTGTTGCTCTCCACGCTGCTGAGCGGAGCGCCGATCTTTGTCGAGGTCAAGGTGTCCACGCTCCAGACGCTGCGCGGGTGGTTCATGCCCACGAAGGCCGACTGGAAGCACGGGCTCGACTCCGCGCTTGAGGGGACGCTGGAACTCACGGGCGTCGTGCAGACGTGCGTGGGCCGGTCCGATCAGGCGCTGTTCTCGCTGACCTAACCGCAATTCACCAGCGCGCATTGGTAACCGGCGCGCTCCAATGGAGGACGCATCGCATGAGCAATCGCGACGACCTGATCAGCGCGCTGCTGGATACCGCCAACGTTCGAATCGAGCCGGTCACCCTCGACCTCAATGGCGTCGAGTGGAAAATCGGCGTGCGCCAGATGACCAAGGGCGTCCACGGTCGGCTTTCGTCGCTGCTCTACAAGGCGCACAAGTCGGAGGATCTGGAGGCAGTCTCCAAGGTCCAGTTGGAGATCGTCAAGGAAACCGCCGTCTGCATGGACGACGGGAAGCCCCTGTTCGTCAAGGTCGCAGACGCGGGCCGGCTCAAGGATCAGGCTGGCACCGGCTGGCTCGATAAGGTCTTCACGGCAGCGATGAAGATCATGCAGTCGCCGAATCAGCGGTTCTGCCAGATTGAAACGGAATCGGCAATCGTAGCGAAGCCGGCCGAGGGGGACAAACCGGCAATTGCCGCCAGGGCCGCGAAGGTGTGCGGCGGCGAGTTGACCATGGGCGCCCCGAAGTGCCCCTGGTGTGGTGGTGACGTTCCGAACGCGCTGGAGGTTGCGACAAAAAATTGTTAGGCGACCCCAGCCGCAGAACAATTCTCAGGTTGGCGGTCGCCATGGGACGCTTCCCCCACGAAGTTGAAAGCTGCACCCCCGATGAAATCTGGGAGATTGTCGCGGAGTACAAGATTGCCGAAGACGAGCGGAAGGCGTTACACCCGGAGCGATAGACGCTGCGCGGATTGAGGCGACACAATGAGCGACAGCGCCAACGCCGGCACGATCAATATCTCTCTCCAGTTGAACCTCGCCCCATTGGAGGCGGGGATTGCCTCTGCCAATAAGCAGCTTGGAAGCATCGGGTCGATCGTCAAGTCCAACTTTGAATCGGCCGGCGGGTACGTTGGCAACTTCGCCCGCTCCCTGTCGCTTGTGAGTAAGTCGTTCTCCAAGATGTTCGGAGAAGACGCCCCGCTGGCGATGCAGCAATTTGGCGACAAAATCAAGGGCGTGTTCGACCTGTCGGCTTCGCAGGTTGAGGGTTTGGGGCAAAGCCTGTCTTCGCTTCAAGGCGCCTTTCAACTCGTCGGCCTGGCCATCTCGTCTGGGCTGATTGGCCCCCTCGGCATGGCGTTGCTGACCGTTGGTGCCGTGGCGCTAGCGGTTGAGTCGTTCCGCGCATCGATGTCGAAGGTCAACGGCCCCAAGGGCGGATCGTGGGGGACCGAAGACAACGGGCCGATCAGGATGCACGGGGACAAGGGCGCTGCCGTGCAGCCGCTTTTCGATCCTTCGTACAAGGGGGCCGTATCCGTTGGCGGTTCCGGTGGAGGGTCGGGCAGCAAGTGGTGGGATCCGATCAAGGAGTGGTTCAGCAAGCCGGGAGACGGCAGCGCCGCGATCAATCTTGGCAACCTTCCAAACGCCAAGAATGAAGCGGGCTCGCTCGCGGAGAGCATCAACAAGTTCGAGGTAGTGGCGCCGCTCAAGGATGCCATGGCGAAACTTGCCGAGGATGCGAAGGCGGCGCTTGGACCGCTGCTCGACATCTTCGGGAAGCCCGGAGTGAAGGACGCTGCAAAGAAAAAGGCAGAGTCGTCCAAGTCCGACCTCTCGGCGGTCGTCAAGTCGATGTATGACGATGAGGCCAAAATCCGCGAGGGAATGTTCGTGGCAATGTCCGAAGGCGTGGACGCAATCAACGAGCAGACCCGAAAGCAGACCGAGGGATTGCAGGAATCCAGTCGAGAACTGTGGGAGTACCAGAAGGGCAAAGACAAGGAGCACGCGGAATACGCAAGAAAGATCGCCGAAGAGCAAGAGCAGGCTATGCGGAATGAGCAAGCGAAGTGGCAGGCCCTCGGCTCTGGCAGCATCGGCACTGCCGCAGGAGTCGACGGGCTAGGCGGCGCAGTGCTCAACCAAGTCGGGCAGGCGGCAGTCGCGAACTCGCAATACCTCGGAGGCGCGCTCCAGGGTGCGGCGGCGGGAGCGGAGGCGGGCGGAACCGCTGGCCCTATCGGCGCGCTGGTGGGAGCGCTAATCGGATTGGCGACGCAATCAAACGAATTCAAAGCGATCATGAAGGAGATCGATCAGATTCTGGAAGCGGTCGTCAACGCGCTCGGGAAAGTCGTTGGCGCATTCCAGGATCTCTTTGATTCGCTGTCGGAATTGGCTGGGCTGTTTGACGTGATCGGAAGCATTCTCGGAGTGCTGACACAGTTCGATCTTGGGATGCAGGCGCTGACGGCCATCTTCAAGGCTCTTGAAGGCGTTGACTTCTCTGGCGCAACCAAGTGGTTCGACGACGCTGGCAAGTCGGTGGGCGACTGGTTCAGCGGAGAGTGGATCTTCAGCACTGGCGCTGTCGATGAGGCGTACAAGGCCAAGCACGAAGCAGAGAAGGAAGCGGAGCGAATCGCCAAGGAGGCCAAGGAGTTCCAGCACGACGTGGACAAGGCGAGCGCCACAGGAATGACCGAATTTGACGAGAGCATTCGCAAGGCTCGCGTTGACACCGTGCTACTTGGCGATGCCGAGTACCAGGCTAAGGCGAAGGCCGAGTATTTCGCGACCACGCTGGTTTCGATGGCGCAGGCCGGCATCGACTACCGCAACCAATTGGACCTGCTCAAGAGCGCGCAGGGCGGGGATCAATATATCCAGAACGCAATCGACGCGGCCAAACTCGAGGAGCAGAAGGCCAAGCTCGATGAAATCGTGGCCGACCGACTGGCCGCGCTGGGCATCGGAGCAGAGAAGGCAATCGACGCGCTGGCGAAGTTCAGCGACTCGCTGATCAACGAGGCCACTGGATACCGCCTCGGAGCGACGCGCTACGGCAGCACTAGCGAAGGTGGCCCCGGTGGCGCTGGCGAGGCGCAGATCGATACGCACATGGGTGGCGGGCTGGGCATCGGCGGTGCGCCTGGAACGACCATCGTTGTCACTCTCGACGGCGCGGAGATCGCGCACAGGATCGAGCGGCGCCGCGAGCGCGCGCAGATGGCCGGCGTGTCCACGTTCGCTCGCGCTCCCATGCTGGTCGGAGGGTAGCCACCATGGTTGCGCTCAGTGCAAACGGATTCACGCTCCCGGTCGCGGCGGCATCGTACAAGGACGGCGCGCTGGAAATCGCAGAGCGCGGGCGTTCGCTCGCTGGGACCACGCTCGGCACGCGACGTGCGCGCAAGTGGACCGCCTCGGGCACCATGGTCACCACTGACCCGCTGGAGGCGTATGCGCTGCGCGGGATGATCAGCGGCGACGGGTACGGGTTCAGCTTCGCGACTGACCTGCGCGACGACTGGAAGGGTAACCAGGGGTGGAGCGTTACGCACGCTGCGCGCGAGGCAGGCGGCAAGTTCAGCGCGGGACAGATGACCGTGGATAGCGGATTCACCACGACGTTCACATTCCCGACTTGGTGGCCGGGGACCACATGGGCTGCGGCATTCTGGCGCAAGGAGACGAGCGCGACGGAGTGGGAACATTGGGTCAAGGTGTACGGGACCACGACCGTCTATAGAGATGGCGTCGCAGGCACCGCGCTCCCCGCGTGGCTGACGTTCAATACCTCATCGCTCACGCTCGCGGGAGCGGCGGGCGGCAATAGCAAGTATTCGGAGATGGTCATCTATCCATTCTTCATCCCGACGACGTGGCCGGCTGTGCTGGCTGCGCGCACCGCCGCAATCCTCAAGCCGCCCTTTCTGTATATGCAGGGCACGCTGGTCACCGCAACGGGGCCGACGAGTTACACCTGTCGAGGCGAGGCGCGAGCGGCCAGTCACCAGAATCGGGGCGCACTGGATACCGCGCAGCGCATTGATTTCACGGTCGAGGAGCACTGATGCGGACGCACCTCACGCCGACCATCGACCAAGAATTCGCGTACACGGTCCGCGTGTATACGCCTGCGCTCAACTACGTCGGCGAACTCACCAATATGGCGGGGCGCGATTGGGTGCGCGGCGTCGACATCCAACAGGGAATCGATCAGGCGGTTGCGACGTGCGAGATCAAGGTTTCGCGCGAGGAGTATGAGCTTTCGCTGGCGCCGCTCGATGGCAATAGCGCGTTGAACGCGACCACTGTGGTTCTGGAAATCGGCCACATCGTCATCGTCAGCATCACCGACAGCAGCGGGGCGCACGAAGTCTTCCGTGGGAAAATTGATTCGGTCGAATGGGCCGGCTCGCCGATTGTGGTTACCTGCCGCGACATGGCTGGCGACCTGTTCGACGCATACAGCGAGACGGCGCGGATGTACGCGGTGGGCAGGATCGCGCATGGCGTCGAACTGTGGACCGCTAGCGGGGCCGGCGTTGATGGGCAGTGGATTGCGCCCGAGAAGTTGGACGACACGGGGACCGCTGCTACTGCGGTTTACGAGGTGCTCACCAGCGGAACCTTCAACGACCTGCCAGGAGAGACGCTCAAGTGGAACGGCAGCGCATGGGTCGCCGGTGACGGAACGTGGCCGACGCACTTTGACGAATTCATCAACGGAAGCGAGGCGACCGGCGCACATCTGCGGCGCGTAGTCGTTGGCGCGGCTGACTGGACACCGGAAACCGCGTACGTCTTCGGCGACGTGATCATGCCGACCGACCACGGCGTCGAGAGAATGATCTGCATCCGCGAGGGTTGGAGCGGGAGCGCGCTGTCGGAGCCCGATTGGCCGCTGCCCGGATGCGTGGTGAACGAACTGCCGTCGTGGGCGCCCGACCTGACCGGCTGTTGGTGGAGCGTGCTGCCGAGCGTCACAGATGGCGGCATCGCGCTGGAAGCGTGCATGGGCGGGATTCTCGCGGACAACGTGCCGAGTGCGCCCCCGCTCTACTTCGTGACGCCATCTGGCTACTGGCGCAATCCGTTCATCATGCAGGAGTCGAGCGTACTCGAAACGCTCCGCAATCTTGCGCTCGAAATCGGCTGGGATCTGCGCCTCAAATATATCGCGGCCTCGACGGACCACGCGACCTGGGGCCACTGGCGACTGACGCTCTACGAGCCTGCGCGCACTAGCACGACGGCGGATGCAACCGTTACCGCTGCGGACGTGTACGGCGTGAGCCAGTGCGCGACCAGCATTGCGAATATCCGAAACGTCGTGCAGGTCGTTTACACGCAGATGGCCATCGGCTCAATCGACTACGCGCGCACCGTGGTCAAGGTCGAGGATGCGCCGAGCATTGTGAAATACGGGCGGCGATTTTTTGGCATTGGCGAGGGCAGCGCGAGCGGAATCAGCACGGCAATCGAGGGCGCGGCGCTCGCGAATGCGGTGCTCAGCGACTTGAAGGAACCGGGGATCGATTTCGTCGTGGATGGCCCGCTGCGCTGGTACTACGAGATCAACGACCTGATTGAGTTCCCTTCGACTGGCGGATTCCCGCACTTCAACGCGCAGCAAAAGCTGGCCCTGATCGGTATCTCGCACTCAATCGCCAGCAATGGCAGTTCTATTACCGCGCACACGACCCTGGCGACTCGCGGCAAGCCGACTGCCGGAATCGCCGTTTGGCATGAGCGCGGGCAGGGCATCGGACGCGGCAAGCCTCCCAAGGGGTTCACGCCGCAGGGCACGGGAGCGGTGACTGTCGTTGCCGCCATCAAGGGCGCCACGGTGTCATTCAAGCGCCCCAAGAATCCGCGCCCGCGTGGCGGCTATGGGCAGGACGCGGCAGGCGA